GTGCCTGATGGTATTGTCAACGCTGCTGATCTCTGGGAGGAAATCTCCAAGCCAGAGCCGATTGCAGAGGCACAGTACCCTTGGGCAGGCTTGAACAAGCTCTTGTACGGTATCCGACCTGCTGAGTTGATTACGGTTACCGCAGGTAGTGGCTTGGGTAAGAGTCAGTTCTTGAGGGAGATACTGTATAATCTGCTGAAGACAACAAGCTGGAACATTGGTGGACTCTTCCTTGAGGAATCTACCCGTAAAACAGCACGAAGTATCATGTCGCTACATGCTAACAAATTGTTACACTTACCTGATACACCGACAACTGAACAGGAATTGAAGGAGGCTTTTGATGCTACTCTTGGCAGTAACCGTGTCTTTCTGTTTGACCACTTTGGTTCTTCTGATGTGGAAAACATTGCCAACCGTGTACGTTACATGGCTAAGGCGTGTGATTGTCGTGTTGTGTTTCTCGACCACCTATCTATCGTTATCTCTGGTCAAGATACCGGAGATGAGCGAAAGGCGATTGATGCTATGATGACCAAGCTACGGACACTGGTACAGGAGCTGAACATTACCTTGATTTGTGTGAGTCACCTGAAACGACCACAAGGCAACCAAGGACACGAGGACGGTGGTAGCGTGTCTCTGTCTCAGTTGCGAGGCTCAGGTGCTATCGCACAGTTGAGCGATGCCGTGATCACGTTGGAGCGTAATAGCATGGCTGAGAACGAGAGTGACAGGCACTTGACAAAGGTTGCAGTGGCTAAGAATCGTTACAATGGCGAGACTGGCCCTGCTTGTAAGTTACAATACAACAGCTATACTGGACGTATGGTTGAGGCTGAGGAGGAAGCATTATGACAATAGAACATTTAATCGTAGGAGCCACTGGAGTAGGTTACTTGGTGGTAGGTGTGCTACAATGGAGCAAGGGAGAAATCTCTAACGGGATGATCTGGACGGGGTATGCCTTTGCTCAGATTGGGTTGTGGTTAAACATTCGCTAAGGAATAGAAATGACTGACAAGGAAGATCAGAATGATCGTGAACTATTGGAATTGGCTGCAAAGGCGACTGGACTCGAAATCCGAATGAAGCATTACGAGGTCGGTGGGTGGCATTGCCAATGGCATCACGTCATTGATAAAGGAATTGACGAGTGGATTGATTGGAACCCCCTCACAGACGATGGCGATGCGCTACGACTGGCGGTGAAGTTGCAATTAAAGATCGAGCACTATTCATTGACAAGCGATGGGTTTGATCGTGTTGGCGCAGGACATGGAAACGCACCAATTAAGTACGAAAACGACCCCTACGCCGCCGCCCGCAGAGCCATTACCCGTGCAGCAGCAGAGATAGGCAAAACAATCGTAGAGATCGGTAAGGAAATGATTAACAAGGACTGATATGCGTATTGTCTTAGACATTGAGACAAACCTAGCACACGACAAGATTCACCTTGTAGTGACTAAAGACATTGACACTGGAGAAGTAATCACATGGAGAAATCCAACTGGCCTAAACGACTATCTAAGCAAGGCTACTCAGTTGATAGCACACAATGGAATCGGATTCGATTTCAGAGTTTTGAACAACTGCTGGAAGACGAGGATAGGTTTGAAGAACGTCTTCGACACGTTGATAGTAAGTCGTCTACTCGATCCAAGCAGGGAGACAGGACACAGCCTCGAAGCATGGGGGAACACTCTAGGGTTCCACAAGATTGATTACTCCGCTGTATGGCAGTGGATGATGGACAGAAAGGAAGCGTATGCCGGAGAGTCTTTTGACAGTCCTATTGATAGTCTTCTTGAGCATTACTGCATTAGGGACGTTGAAGTTACTGCTAAGTTGTATCATAGGCTTATCAGTGATGTGGCTGAGAAACAGTTTAGCCAAGAGAGTATCGACCTCGAACACCAAGTAGCAGCTATCATTGCTCAACAAGAAAGGAATGGGTTTAAACTTGATCAAATCTTTGCTACCTGCTTACTTACTGACATCAAGTCAAAAGTGGCAGGAATATATGAACGAATGCAGGAACGATGGCCTCCAGTTACCCTTGAGCGATTCTCTGACAAAACAGGAAAGCGACTCAAGGACAGCGTGGTTACTTTCAATCCGGGATCAAGACAACAGATCGGAGAACGACTAAAGGAACTTGGGTGGAAACCTAAGACCTTTACACCTACAGGTCATCCGATTGTGGATGAATCTGTGCTAGAGAAGTTAGACATACCTGAAGCTAAGCTCATTGCCGAGTATCTGATGCTGAACAAACGTATCAGTCAGATCGAGTCATGGATGGACGCTGTAGGTAAGGACGGTAGGGTTCACGGCAGGGTTATTACCAACGGCGCGGTCACCGGCAGAGCTACCCATTCATCGCCAAACCTTGCTCAGATACCAAACACCTCGTCTGTCTATGGCGCTGAGTGTCGTCAGTGTTGGACAGTAGAGGAAGGGAATGTTCAGGTTGGCGTTGACTTATCTGGTGTAGAGTTGCGATGCTTGTCGCACTATATGCAAGATGTTGAATGGCAGCGTGAATTGCTGGAAGGTGATGTACACTGGAAGAACACTCAGGCTTTTGGTTTGGTTCCTATGGGTACGTTGAAGGAAGACACAAAGGAGCATAAAGATGCACGTAACTTGAGCAAGACACTGACCTATAGTGTGTTGTATGGAGCAGGGGCAGCTAAGGTTGGCTCTACTGTTGGGGGATCAGCTAAGCAAGGGGCTAAACTGATTGATAACTTTTTAAACAACACACCTTCTCTGAAGAAGTTGAAGATAAAGGTTGACAAGTTAGCAGCTAAGGGGTATGTTCCGGCTGTTGATGGTAGGAAAATATGGGTACGATCTGAGCACGCAGCATTGAATAGTCTGCTACAATCAGCAGGTGCTATCATTGCAAAGCAGTGGATCGTTTGTTTTACTGCTGAGTTGAAAGCAAAGAAGATACCGTATAAACTATTGGCATGGGTGCACGACGAAGTGCAGATTGAAACACCTAAAGAATATGGAGATATTGTGGGAAAAATTGTTGCTGATGCAGCTACGACAGCCGGAGATGTGCTACAATTCCGTTGTCCTATTGCTGCTGAATATCGCGTAGGTTTGAACTGGTATGACTGCCACTAAGTATCCGCAGGGGTACTTTAAAGATAAGGCTTGTAAGACTTGTGGGAATATCTTTACTCCTACAAATCCATGCAATATCTATTGTAGTCCTGCGTGTAAAGGTAAGAACTCGTACTACAAACGAAACTATGGGATCACTGATGCTGACCTTGCAGCTATGAAAGTAGCTCAGGACAACAAATGTTATCTCTGTCACGGCGAAGGATTTCTGATTGGCAAGAACAATCATGATGAAAGATTAGCTGTTGATCACTGTCACGAGACAGGTAAGGTTAGGAAACTTTTGTGTCATAATTGCAACAGAGCTTTAGGATTGTTTAAGGACAACCCTGAAGTTATGAGAAAAGCTGCTAATTACATCGAAGAACATAAAAATAGTTGTTGACATTGCCTGTACAGGTGATACAATTAAGGTAAGCGAGTGTGGTGGAACTGGTATACACAGCAGACTTAAAATCTGCCGCCGAAAGGATTGAGGGATCGTGCCCCTCCACTCGCACCACGTAATCAGCTTGATCTGACACACCAACTGGGATTCTGGAAGGTAAGGTTCGGTGCACTAGGCTCATAGCTTAGAGAGTAGCAAGAACGGCAGTGTCCCTGTAGTATAGTAAGCAGGAACTTTCATAAACATTTAAAGGAAATTCAAATGGATAACAAACCTGTTAAAGTCGCTGGCGAACTCTTCTGGGCTAACTGGATGAAAGAGTTCAACACAAAGTTTAATGAGGACAACACCAAGTACGAAGCCACGCTTGGTATGCTCTCAGACAAGGCTTGTGAGGCTCTGAAGGAACTCGGTATTGTCATCAAGAACAAACCTGAGATGGGTAATTACATCGTGGGTAAGAGTAAGTTCTTGTTCGAGCCTGTGGACGCTGAAGGTAATCCAGTAGCTATTGAGAAGATTGGTAATGGAACTAGGGTGACAGCTCTGGTAGGTTCGTATCGTCACAAGATGAGTGCCAAGTTCGGTGCTGCTCCGTCTATCAGCAAGATCATTGTGACTGAGCTGGTGGTCTACGGTGGTGCTGACGCTGCCGATGATGGTGATGACGACATCCTGTAAGCAGGAACCTAAGATTGCACTGGTCGATGCTGACTTTCTTGTCTACCGTATTGGATTCAGTACGGAAGATGAGCCAGTCGGTATCGCTAAGGCACGATTAACGGAGTGGTTAGAAGACTTTATCTATATCAATCTCAAGGCCGATCATTACAAGGCTTGGATTTCAGGTAAATCTAACTTCCGTTATGATATTGCCAAGACAGTGCCCTACAAAGGCAACCGTAAGGATGCTGTGAAGCCTAAGCACTACGATGCCCTGCGGGAGCACTTAGTCAAACGTCACGATGCTCTTCTAACGGTTGGTGAGGAAGCTGATGATACCGTAGCCATTGACTCCACTAAGCTCTTGGATGAGTGCTGGATCGTTCATGTGGATAAGGACTTGGATCAGCTTCAAGGATGGCACTACAACCCTGTGAAGGATGAGAGATACTATGTCGATGAGTTTACAGCGTACAAGTCGTTTGCAACGCAACTTCTCACTGGAGACAGGACTGACAATATCCCGTGCTTGGCGGGAATTGGCCCTAAAAAGGCTGAAAAAGCTCTTAAAGACGCGAAGACTCAAGAAGAGTTATTGGAAAGAGCGTGGGCCGAGTATGAAAAACTTGGACATACGATGGAGTATTTTACAGAACAGGGTCAACTTCTATGGTTAAGACGTTATGAAGGACAAATATGGCAAGTTCCAAGCAAGTTGCAATTAAGCATGGCTGGCGCAGCGGACTCGAAGAAAGAGTAGCTGAACAACTGGATCAGTTAGGTGTAGAATACACGTATGAGAAGCTTAAGTTGAAGTACATTCGACCTGCTTCTGAGCATGTATACACCCCTGACTTTGTTCTCCCTAATGGCATCATTGTGGAAACCAAGGGACGCTTCTTAGCAGCAGATCGCCAGAAGCATATCTTGGTTAAGAGGCATAATCCAGAGTTAGATATTAGGTTTGTATTCAGTAATTCCAATGCTAAGATCAGCAAAGCGTCTAAGACAACGTATGCTATGTGGTGTCGGAAGAACGGATACAAGTTTGCTGATAAGACAATCCCCGAGGAGTGGATCAATGAACGGAGTGAATGTAAATGAGAGTTGAAAAGATTA